CTTCTCTGGTGTCAACACCAACTGATCCGAATGATCTCATTAACTGAGCGTCAGGAAGGTCAGAGATTACTCTCATCGCCTCTTTTCGTCTTGTGACTAGGCGCCCGGGAGGCATCAAAAGGCTTGTTAGGCCCGATCAGTGATGTATAGTGGATTAACCTCTACATGAAATCGTAGTCTTACCGCTCCATTCAACCATTGCGGTTGGAGTAGCGAGTGAGGCCTCACGAGCTAAAAGCTCGACGATCTTCAACTGGAGATCTTCCATCATGCGGAACTGGTCGGTGAGCACCCTCCGCTGCTTCCAATTAATGGAAGTAAGCGGTGGTAACTCCTCCGGCAAGTCTAACTTGAACGTCTCCGGTAACGCCGTTTGATAACGGTCAGCAAGGGCTCCCGAATGGAAGTCTTCGATGATCGCGTCAAGGTGCGCATTACGGAACCAGACGGCTTTGAGAATGGTCTTAAGGTAGACCCAGAAGGATGGTCCTATCAAAATCATTGGGATTGAAAGAATCCCAGCGACCACATGATTTCCGAAACGAAGAACCGGCCACTTCCACCAATTAAGGAGGAATGGTTGAGTTCCCGAATCGGAGCATGTGCCTTATCTCGCCACATCCAACCGAAGGCAAGGCTTGAAGCCAAGTCAACGAGAGGATAAGCAGATTCCAGTGGCATCCCAGTCAGTCGTGTGAACCAAAGCTCAGCGTAAGCTGTTAGCTGGCCCTTCTGACTTCTCAGGAGACCACTTGGACCAAGGACCGTCGCAATCATTAGAGTCAGGGAAGTAGCCGATAGTTTTGATCGGAACTTCCTTGCATAACTAATGAATCTTTCAACATGCTCGGGAAAGATCAACCAATCACGTTGGAACATCTGTACAATTAAAACCGGCAGGAAGTGAATGTTTCGCACAGTGGCCAGGAGTAATCCCGGTCCTAGTGCTGACAACTCACCTCTAGTCCCTGAGAACCACCTTTTTGCAAACTCGAGGAGGCCAGACTCCGACACAATTGATTTGTGTTTAGAGATGTCCACCCCAAAAGTCCGCATTAAAGCTAGATAGTGATCCGCGACCCCGCGGTCGGCTATGACAATGTCATCACCGACAACGGAGTAATACGGAAACCACCCTACCCACCCTGAACGCATTGCCGCCATCTGCACCACTATGTGATGCACAAGCGCTAATATCGCCCAGGATGAGTAAGCTCCCATAGGTTGACCTACCGCGTAGCGGATAGGCTTACCTTGGAACCACCAGTCTCGATCTAACAGGACGCCCCATGCCCAGGCAAAGACTTTACCGAGTAATCGGCAGAGAATTTGTTTCTGAGCGGCGACTGGAAGTCGATCCGTTGCTGAGGAAAGATCAAAAGAGAAACAAGGGGATCCGAGGCGAATCTTATCGCCACTATTCGGGTCTTCCCTGCGCCTTCTTTAAGAGCTGCTAAGCTCCCAAGTCGGCCTCTGATGAGTACTCCGATCAATGGAAGGAATGGTAGGGACATCAACTGAATCACCGTGAACCAGACCCAGAGAGCTACCCGTTTCGCGCGAAAGGCGAATACCGTCCATGCAAACCACTGACGTGGATTGTAGAGGAATGATATAGCGTCGATCACAGCGAACCAAGTAGCCTTTGGACCATTTGGCCCCGCGGACTCAGAGATGAACAAGGTCGGCTTACCCAGCTGGACTTTCGGAAACAGAGTTAGGACTGCGTCCAGTTCCCCTGAAGGGAACAATGGATCGGCCCCTTTGAAGCCATCAGTAATGGTGGACAACGAAGGTTTGGCCGCGTAGGCCATAACTCTATAAAACGAGAGTACAGTTAGGACAGCACGCGCAATCAGGATGCTCTTGCGGTGCCCTTCGTCTCTTACGAGGCGAATATGGTGCCGAAGAGGTCCAGGAATAATCGTGGGCAGCCCTCGTCTATCCTTCCTAGCCTCCGTCCCTCCTTTTGGGAGCTGATAGAGACTATGGTTTAAGAAAGCGATTACCATTCGGACGCACTCCTTGAGATAGAGGACCAGGAATTTCTTCCCACTCTTCTTCCAAAGGAAAGGCATCCGCGTGGTTAAGGCCTTGAAGTCACGTAGGTGTGAAGTCAATCCACGGAGAAGGACCAGAAGATGGGTCATGGACCACATTTCAGTGGTTCTAACCC